TATTGCCTAAATTGGCTGATTCACGGATACCCCATGAACCTTTTTGACCAAAAGAATAATAATCTGATTCAATATGTTCTTTAACCAATTCTTTATCCATGATAAACATACCTTGATATGGTTCAGATAAAGAAATAAACTTTTGTTCTTCTACTGTGATGGTTGGCCGATGCCGTTGATGGTGTGTGCAATCTAAAGAATACACTTGACCTTCTTTATTCTTTTGAACACGATGAACGGCAGGTATAAAGTTTAGATTATTGCGATGAAAGAGTTCTCGTGTTTTTACCCAATAATCAAATGTTTTTTTTTCAACATGAATATTACCTTCAAGATAGGCATAATGTGTATAGTCTGATTCTAAGAATTCCGACATATACTTTTTATGTTCCCATGTATGATGGTATGGATCATTTAGTTCTGTAACATGAATAGTTAGATTAGTATCAAAATTGACATTGCTGTTAATAATGAGTTTGATGTTTGGTATATCAGATAATGTCTTTATTACTTCTTTAAACTGCTCTAACCGTTCTTCTACATAATAAAAACAAACATTCACCCAAAGTTTCATTCTTTTCCTTTGAGAAGTTTATTAAGTTCAGCAGTAGAACCTACAAAGATGGCCTTATCAATACTGGTGCCAGCATTTTTTTTCTTTTCTTCATCCATATCACGCATCTGTTTTTGTATATTCAGAAGTTCTTTATTGGCATCTACCATGTTTTTTAGTAGAGTACCATAGACTTCAAATGCTCGTGGATGTTGGCCTGCTTTGGCAATGTTCAGTATTTCTTCCATAGCATCTTGGCCTTGGTCAATGATACCTTGTAAGTTTTCTTTTGATTGTTGATAGGCGTCTGTGAGGTCCTGTTTTAAATCAGGATCATTATACTTGACCGATACCACAGGAAAGATTTCTTTCTTTTCTTCTGGTATTGGTGCAATGTCAAACACATCTGCTAAAATTTTATTCAAGTCATTCATATTATTTGTTTAACCTATTGTAAATTATGTGTTCAAATCTTCTGTTCCTGAGCCTTCATTTAAATCCTCGGAACCACTTTGTAACATTAAATCGCCTTGGAGTGAAGGTAAAGGAATATAAGTAAACGCATTAGCTTGCTGAACATTACTGGCCATCATGGCCATAATACCACTCATTACGAAACTCCTGTACCGTTAATAAACCAGGTGTTTGCCGCAACTTGAATTAATGTAGCCATACCATATGTAGTAACATTTCGTGAAGCGCTTGTTGTATTGCCAGCAAGATACATTGTTACACCTGTATTTGGTGATACAGTTACATTGGCACCAGCTGATGTTGCAGAGATAATCATAATGGTTGAACCATTTGAAAATGCCACATTTGATGTTGTTGGAATATGCAATATCGTATTAGATGCTTGAGTGTAATAAATGTGTTTACCAGCATCAGTTAATTGTAATGTGTAATTTGTTGACTGTATATTTTGTGGAATTGTTTGTGCAGCTGCATTGGCTGAATTTCTAGCAACTTGGTCAATTGCAGTACCAGTAAATGCGGTGTTTTGAACAGATGAATCTGGGAATACTATAGCACCATTGGCTTCAAAGGACCAAGTTTTACGGCCCGACAGAGCTGTTGCAATTATTTGTACATTACTAGTACCAGAAGAAATTTCAACAGTTTTGTTTGGCGAATAAAATACAGCTTCGCTTATTGAAAGACTATCAAAATTTATTCGGCCTCCTGTAGGCATAGTTAATGTGCCAGTCGAACCAAGACTAACGGTGTTAGCACCATTGACTAAGCTACTAACGGTACGATTGTTGGAGGAATCAAAAGCTGATTGGGCTAAATTGGTTGCATTGGTAATATTAGTGTTTTGGGTTGTATTAACACCTTGAATAATTATAATATTATTTGAAGCTGTATTGGCAGTTGTTCGAGCATATGGATCTATTTGAGTATCTGATACAATTGTATTGGCATAATCATAAGCTGCTTGTGCCAAATTGATTGCAGAGTTTGCTTGGTTAGGTATCTCGATAACAATATTACCAACCATACCACCATGAATTTCACATTGATAAACATAGGTATTTCCAGCCAATGCAGCTGGAACTTTCCAATAGAGTGTGCCAGATACTTGTGCTTGAGCACTTGATTCAGTAGAAACAACTCCAGTTGTTGATACATGTGTAAGACCAATATTATAAAGTGTACCGCCGGCCGATTCTCTTATCAAAAATGGATGACCTGTTACATTTAAATTAAAAGCAAGAGTTTCACCTGCTCGAATAAAAATATTAGGGTTATTACCTGTGTATTGGTCAAACAAATAAGAGCTTGCGCCAGAATTCGTTGTGTTTAATCGAGTAACAGAAGGTAAATAAACTGAATTTGCTTGATTAAATGCCGCCTGTGCTAAATTGGTAGCAGTAGTAATGTTGGTGTTTTGTGTAGTATCAACACCTTGAATAATACTAATAGAAGTATTTTGGTTTGCATTAATTGTTTCAATACTATTAATTCTGGTGTTTTGAGTGTCATTAACACCAGTCATAATACTAATATTATTTGATGCAGTATTGGAAGAATCAAACGCTGACTGCGCCAGATTTGTTGCATTGGTAATATTGGTATTCTGTGTCGTATTAACACCTTGAATAATCGTAATATTATTTGAATTTGTATTGGCTGTATTACGAGCAAACTGGTCAATTTGGGTATCAGAAACAATTGTATTGGCATAGTTATAAGCTGCATTAGCTTTATTATAAGCATTTTGAGCCAAATTATTTACAGTAATAACACCGGCTACAGCAGTATTGGCAGTTGTGCGAGCAAACTGGTCAATATTATTATCGGTCGCAGAATTTAATAATGCATATCCACCAGGAGTTGTACCATCATGAACTGTCAAAGTTTTGTTTGTATTATTAATAATCAATTCACCATTAGCGCCAGTTGTATTTGCTAATGTGGCTGATCCTAGTCGTCTAAATTGTATTGTGCGAGACATTTTAAGTTACCTTTATTGTAAATCTATTGGATTTTCTTGTTCTATATGTAGGTCATCACGTCCAACTTGTTCCGTAACATCACCAACAAAATCTGGCGGTAAAACTAATCCTTCTTCAATATACGGTGCTTCTGATATTTGTGTTGTTACAACATACGGTGTATTCACATTTGCATCCGTTGGCATTGGTGTGGTATCTATTTGCACCAACTTCTGTGCTATAGGTGAGAATGATGTAAACACATAGTTTGCACTGCCACTCGTGGACTGTATTGGTAAGTTCGACACAAAATTACCATTGATGTTTTTTAATTGTAAAATATTATTATTAAATGAAACCACTTTACCTGTGGCTATTGCCAGTGGTGCAGAGTAACCTTGATAAACTGTTTCACCAATCTGATATGTTCCAACTCCAGAACTAGGATTCATCGTAAACTGCACAATATCTTCTTCTGTAATTTGATTATAGATTGAAGTGATTGAGTGTGTAATTGGTCCACCAGTATCGGTGATTTTACCAAAGATGTGTCCTTTAACGGTGAAATTGAGTGTCCAAATAATAACTCTGGTATCTCTTTCGTAGTCACCTTCATAGTCAATATCTTGTGAAGTTGAATTGAGTACGATAGGAACATCTTTAACAATACCCATCTCAGGTATCATATTCAACTTCATTGTATAATCTGGAGTAAAGTAAGATAATACATGTTCAATGATTTGTGTACCATCTTCAATATTTCTGACATACAGATATAAATTAAAATCAAAATTATACGGAACAGGATTATATTGTGACACCAAACCAGCACTAGTTTGTGCAAAGTTTTTAATATTGGTGTTTAATTTTCTAGTAGTATCGTAATTAAATCCTGTTAATTCAAACGACATTCTTGGCAATGTAATTTGCGTTTTTTTATTTAAATTTGGATCGGTTTCTAAACGAGTAACATAAGTTTCTTTTGGAGCATATACAATTGGCACAATCATTCGTTGCGCTTCAGAGAAATCTGGATTATATCGCACTAAGGTAATGTCGTTGAACAAATTACCAAAACCTATTACATACTTTCTTAAAGCACGGTTATAAAAAGTATTGGCCATTATATTTGTCCAAATGGATTTGTTTCAGAGAAATTAACAATTGAATTGGCACTTTGTTCAATAATATAATTATCATAAGTATCATCTTGTACATTGTCACTTAATGGATCATATGAAGATAATGTATATTGTGCATTGCTTGTGGCACCAATCAATCTTTGTGGTGAACCATCTATAAACTCACCAGCAATATTGGATACTATCAATGTATTTGATGTTTGTGTGTTGGCTGATTTAATCCAAGTTTGAACAATTGCAACGGCCGAAGCATTTGCTTGATTGGTTGCGGATTGATAAACAATTTCACCATATTGGTAGTTGCCTGAACCTGCACCAAGATTGAGTTCAATAGAGTATGTTGCTTGTTTGGCCGCATTATCAATATCAGCCACACCTGTTGCCAACAACTCACTAGAGAACTTAAACTTCTCTAGATGCAATTCATAAAAGTATTCTATTTTACGGCCTAAGGTATTAAAATCTTTATCTTGGTCAGTAAAGGTAATCTCATACAACTCACCAACACCATTTAAAAATGGAATCCAAATTAAATCACCTTCTCGTGGCCGTGTAAATGTGTTTTGTGGAACTCGTTGTGAGAATGTTCGTTTAGAAAGTATAACCTTAGTATGGTTTTTAATTTCAAGACCAAACTTAGAGAAAAATTCTTTTTCACCGGTATAGTTGAGTGCTTCAGAAAGATATAGTTCGACAGGAAAAGCGGAAGTAAATTTTTTAACTGGATCTTCACCGTACAGAAGGTCTCTGGATTGATCGTTATCATTTGAGAGATAATATCCGTCAAATCCCATAATCTTAATGGATTCGACAATGAGGTCTTCCACCAAACGCTGTTCGGTATATCGAGAATTGTAATTGTTGAAATATTGACTGGTGGCGATTTTAGGTACCCATTTTCATTGTTATCGTTATTTTTGGTCCATTAGAGTTTTACCTTAATTGAGGAAAAATTCGAGCACGCCTCCATAATTGTTCTCCATATCTTTTTCAAGGTCATCAATTTCTTGCATGGCTTCTTCAAAGATTTTATCACCATTCAATACAACACCACCTGGTAACTGTATACCACCAAATTTTTTAAGGTTTTCTCCCCATTGGCGTTTAATCAAAGCAGTAGCGTATCGTTTTAGCCAGCGGTCATTCCAAACACGATTATACACACTTGGATTAATAATAGTGTAACAATCAACAATAACTGGTTGGCCAACTGGAGCTTCTTGGTCACCCCAAGCCCAATCAGCAAACAATTTTTCTGTGTGCCGTTGATAACGAATTGGAACCTCACCAGTAAATAACTGTTCGAGCATTCTAAGATGCTGCATGGTCATGGTATAGTTGATGTATGATGCTGAAGTGAAGTCATACAACTCATTCAGTCTTAATTGATACCTCAAGTCAAACATATTGATGCTTGATTGAGAATCTTGAAGTGGAAATATACGAGTAACGCCTACAACTTGTGTTGCAGCATTGGCATTATCTCTCACATTACTTAGATCGAGATACCTATTATCGACATCTTCTTGTGTGATTTCGTGAATGTAATATGTTTTCTGTAAACCATCAAAGTGATAGTCTTGGAAATACTGTAGTGCATCATCAATGCGATCTTCGACTTGGTCTGGATCCACATTGATTTCTATGACTGGAAAGCCAAGCTTTCTGAGGCAGTAGTCGGTAAATTGGTCTCTGCTGGTAACGGTGGCCATTAATTTCTCCTAATAATGGACTATTTATACCTTGCCCCATTTAACTTTATTCCAAAGTCTTTCGTGTAGGTAGTATAATACTGTATTGGAAACAAGTTGTGTTACTCCAATAATACCAGCAAGAGCAAAACTACCTATCAATAAGTAAGCAATCAAAAAAGTTGCACCCGAACCTGTTATTCGCCAGGTCACGGTTTTAACCAGACTGCGTTTACTTGAATCACCCAAGGCCCAACTCTTTTCGAATCTTCGTGGCGGAGATTGAGTGTGTCGCATCATCAAAGGTTTCTTGTTCAATTTTATAACCCACATCACGACCATAGGTAATATTCACAATGTTCGGTACCACTTGAATTTCATATTGGCCTTGAAACAATGGATCCAAATCTCGTTTAATGTATGATTTAACTTGTTCAATAGCAAACGGATTGGATCCTTGCCATCCTTGACAATCACGAATCTGAATAACTACTTGACCTGTTTTGGCAATAGCTCGTTCAAACAATGCACGATGGCCTGCATGCCAAGGTTGCCATCTTCCCAACATTTGAACCGTTTCTTTTTGCCAATCAAAAGTTGGACGCTTACGGTTTTCAATAATGTGGTTGCCAATAAACTCAGCCCACTTTTCTGCATCTTGTTCTGTAATACGGAAGTCATATTGTTCAGGAGGAATAAAAGCTTTATTAGTATCTTCGAAACGGCCTTTGTCAATGGTGTCTACCCATATTGTCCAGTCAGCTTTAAAGTTGTTTCTCATTTCTACCAATGGTGCCACAAAATCACAGATAACATAATCGCCACCAGCTTCCAAAGCAAATTGTGCCATTCTTATGGATTGCCGAATACGGCCAACATCAGAGAAGTCCCAATCGTTATACTTTTTTCGAACTTCATCTGCATTAAACCAAGTTACTTTGGCACCAAAACCTGTGAGTGGTAACATCTCAGCAATATTATTTGTTGTACCATTTTCTTCAAGGTATTTTTTTAATGTTTCGGCCAAATATGTTTTGCCAGAACCTGGTAATCCCATAATCAAAATCTTTTTCATTTGTGTACCTTTATTGTGTTTGCATAATAAATTATTTTTAACTACTTTATAATCATATTTATATTGATTTAAAAATTGTTTAATGTTGCTTATAATAGTTTTTCTATTATTGCACTTAACTTTGTTTCAAATTTTGTAAAAAGTTAAACGAAATGCTAATTCTGGTTTTGTTGGAAGTATTTTCACGAACACCGTGATTTAGCCAAGAAGGAAACATAATTAATCGGCCGGGTTTAGGTTGACTGTCAATAATACGGCGAGAGTTTAAATTTTGCTCATACTGGTATCTAGGCATTGACATCAAACTAACGGATCTAGGATCTTCAAAATATATATGGCCTGACTGGTCATTGCAGGTTACATAGTACGCTCCAGACCATAAGCTATTAGGATGAATATGCATGGCATTGCTGGCGCCAGGATAGTTGATGTTGGCCCACATGTTGCCTAGCACAGGTGTGCCAGCTAAGCCTTCTGCATGATAAATTTCATGTTGCATTTCAATCAGATAATTAACTATGCCAGCAAACTCAACTCGTGTGTGCATATCTGTGGTGCTATGCCAGCCGAATCGATTGGTTTTGGCCAGGCCTGGATCGCACTTACTCCAAGCCAGAATTTTTTCTTCGAGATCCCGATTGAAGGCCTCAGAATTTGAATAATCTTTAAAATATACGGTAGTGGGCCAAAAATTATCTTGCAATAACATACAATATCCTCAAATTAAAAAACAATATGACCGTATTTTTTGATTAATCGTTGTGGCACTTGTTGGCGATATTTATTGTCCATTTGCTGCACACAGTCGGTTCTTATGGTATGCAAATTATATCCAAACACTGTATCGTTGTATTCAACACCAGCCAAAGAAAATTGATCAAAATTTTTAAAACGATATTCAAATGGTGAAATACCAATAAATTGATGTATGCGGTTCAGTTCTCGTTGAGGATTTTCAACTAGATCATTGTAACGTACTATGACACAACGATCTCGATTTTCTGGCTGTGTAAAGTAACGTATACTTTCCAAAGCTCGAGCAATCATGCCATCTTTGGCCATAATTTTACTTAGATATTCATCGCATTTTTTTGGTGTGAGGGTTTGTGTTTGTGCCAACACTTTGAGAAAACTAGCAAATATATCTGTAAGATCCCGCACCAACAGCACCGCTTTAACCGGCTGTGTCATATAGGTCTCCAGCACCATGGCATTATCTGGAGTGCCAGCTGGACCTCGATCCAGAATAAATTTTTGTGGCCAGTCCTTATAGTAACTGTCCATGATACCACGCAACACATTGTCCAGGCTGGTATGATCTGGAAAATTTTGAAACACTTCAGTTTCTTTTAGCAAAAAAACTTCTTTGAATATTTCCAAAGTTATGCTGTTGGCTGTGACTGCCACTTGAGGATTTTGATTAAAGATAGCGCCTAAGAGAGTGTTGCCGGATCTAGGTAGACTGACTAAAAAAGTAATATTTTTGCTCACAGTATTGCCAATTTTATTTGTTTAGGTTTAATTTTGGGATTTATAGTTCTCATGATATAATTATAACTCAAAAGTGGCGGTCAGTCAAGACCTCCTAGATTATTTACCGTTTAGGTGGTTTACAGGTACCTTATCAAGATGAGTTAATGTAGTGTTGAGATCCAATGATTGATCTTGGCCAAGTTGAGATGTGAATTGGTCAACTTCCAGACTTTGTAACTGTTGTTTTTTTAAACGACTTACAGTATTCAAGGGACCTAACACGTTAATCACTTCGGCCTGACTAGAACCTTGTGTTAAAGTAGCTGCCCGATTTTCTAAAGACATTCGCATCGATTCCATCTGATGGGTGTTAACATTCTGCGTGTCAAAACCGCCGTTGTCTAGTTCGGATTTAAGTTTGGACCACTGGTCAATTTCACGCACACGATCTTTGGCCACTAGTTCCATGCTGGCACGACCGTAAACTTTTTCTTCTATTTCAATTTGAATTAATTCACGTTCAAGTTCATCGGTTTCGTCTAACAGTTTTTTTTGTAGTTTTTTAATTTCAACTTCATTTTTTCTGTAAGAAAAACTTAATTGCATAAGATTTTCAAAAAATACATTTTGTTCACGCACACATTGCCAGTATTTAGCTGCGTCTGTAGGAAATTTGCCATCGTTTAGCACACTAACACGCATTTCAGTTTCGGTGCGAAAAATCTGTTTTTTATTCCAAGTATCTTTAAGTTCAGATTTTAATGCAACCAAAAGATTAAAATCGGCCTGATCCAGTATGCTCAACAGGTGATCTTCCTGTGCGGACATAGTTGGTACCACGTTTCTTAGGTTTTTTGGTGTATGTGTAGTCACGATTTTCCTTAATGTAGTCACTGACTTATTTAGTCTGAGTATTTTTGGTCACAAAAATTTTTAGCCAAAGAAACCAATTTGGTTTCTTTGGTTGATGCGGGCGTGGTTATTTTTAACTACATATGTGTGCTATGATGACAGCATCAATTGTACTTTTCTGTGGATGCTAGACTTGGGAAACTGCCGGTGCTGCCACCAAACGCTATACCGGTACCGGCTGCTGTGCCTGCTCCGCCATGTTGGAATCGGCCAGTCGTCAATGATCCAGTTGCGGTCCATGTGGATCCATTGTATGTTAGCGCTGCTGTTAATGCACCAGCGGAATTGCCGCCAAATATCAATCCATCAGTTTGTGTTCCGCTTCCGGCTGCACCCAATCGACCAGATGGTAAGGCTCCGCCTGCCGACCAGACGGCACCGTTCCAATTTTCAGTAGACGTTATTGGCACAAACGAACCGTCAAGGCCGGCTGAGGTTACTGCAGCAGATTGTGTTCCAAACATAGCATTGCTCTGTCTGCCGGTGGCCAGATTTGTTGGCGGGCCCCCGGTGGACCAACTTGTTCCATCGTATATTACAACTGAATTAAGAACACCTGAGGGCCCCGATTTGCCACCAACACCCAGTGCTGCTGTCTGAGTTCCGCATCCTCCATGGCCATATCTAGCTGAGCCTAAGGATCCGCCGGAAGCCCATGCACTTCCATCATATTCTTGTGCAACAGTTAATGGCGCATACGCAGCACCGAGGCCGCCAAATGACAGTCCTGCAGATTGTGTTCCTGCCCCAGCATGATTCATTGTAACCGTTGGCAAATTGCCTCCTCCAGACCATGTGGATCCATCATATTCTTCTGTTGCAGCAGATTGTGTGCCAGGGCCTGCTGGGCCCGCAATGTATCCTCCAAAGCCTAGTGTTGATGTTGGGGTGCCTGCTGCTGCTATCTTATCCCGTCCAGTACTCATGGTGCCGCCGGCAGACCAAGCAAGGACTGGTGGCGGTGGAGGCACGAAAGGTGTCAATGTTCTTGCAACAATGCTGGTGCGAACCACATCAAAAAATGTATTTGAATTTACTGGAGTTACTAACAAATTTACTATATTTGATGACAAATTACTTGATACGGTATATAAACTTGTATTGGAACCTATTGTGTCATATTGAGCGATATAAACATCAGAATCGTTATGGCTTAACATTACTCCCATCGATTGAACATTTTGATAATTAATACCTTGTATAACATATCTGACTGTTCTGTAAAGTAGTGAGGAAAAAGAATCAATAACTTGATTAGCTGTGTTTGATGTTAAATTTGCTGTCTTGGTGCTTATTGAAGATATATTGATATTAACATTACCAGAAACGGTCAAATTTTGGTTAATTGTGACTGAATCGGTAAATGTGCCGCCCGTGTTTGCTTTGTTATAGGCACCGTTGGCAGTATCTCTGGCATATTGGTCTGATCCTCCAGTATTTGCTTGGTTATAAGCAGATTGAGCAAACTGATTAACTGCTGTGATTGTGGTATTTTGATTGCTATTAATAGTTTCAATACTATTCAATCTGGTGTTCTGTGTAAGATCAACACCTTGGATGACAGTGATACTGGTATTCTGATTGGTGTTAATGGTCTCAATTGAATTAATTCTGGTGTTTTGAGTTGTGTCAACACCTTGAATAATGGTAATGCTATTATTTTGATTGGTGTTAATGGTCTCAATTGAATTAATTCTGGTGTTTTGAGTTGAGTCTACACCGATGGTTACATTGGCTTGATTATATGCGCCACTCGCTAAACCGTTAGCACCATTGGCTGTGGTAAAAGCACCAGCTGCTAAACCATTAGCACCATTGGCTGTGGTAAAAGCACCAGCTGCTAAACCGTTAGCACCATTGGCTGTGGTAAACACATCAGAAACCCTATCATCTCTTGCAAGAATTATACCACCAGCTGTTGATCCATCACCAACAGTAACAGTTTTCTTTTGCGTATCAACAAACAGCTCACCCGATGCAGGCGTATTTGCAGTAATTTCTGCTGTTGTTCCACGTCTTAGTTGTAGTGTCTTTGCCATTTTTACTTAATCCTTGTTATTAGTTATTAGTATTTATATATTTAAATCTTCTGTTCCTGAACCAATATTCAAGTCGTCCGTTCCACTTTGTGTCATTAAGTCACCTTCGATTCCACTCAAAATTCTTGCAACTAAACTGGTGCGAACAAAGTCTATTGTTGTGTCCGTTTCCACTGGAGTAATATCAAGAATTACATTTCCAGAAATAATATATGAATCTAAATTAAATAGAATGCTGCTTGAATATACGGTACCATATTCCAACATGAATACATTAGTATCATTGTGGTTCAATATTACTTCAGTAGAATGAACATCGATTCCAGATACACCTTGAATTAAGTATTTTGCGGTTCTATATTCAGTAGTTGAAAAAGTATCAAATATTTGATTTGCCGTGGATGTTGAAAACGTTGCCGTATTATTATACAATGCAGACAATGCTGGCAATATAATAATACCGTTAGATTCAAGACTAAAAGAAGCGGTGTTGTTTGTTAAAACCGATATTGTATTGGCGTAGTTATAAGCATTTTGAGCCAATGTTAAAGCTGAGTTTGCGACACCAAAAGATGATTGTGCATACTGATTGACCGCAGTAATGTTGGTATTTTGTGCTAAATCAACACCTTGAATAATACTAATGGCTGAATTCTGTGTTAAATCGACACCTTGAATAATTGTAATGTTACTAGCGTTCGTATTAGCTAACGAGAAAGCGGAGTTAACTCTGTCTGTATCAGCAATTCTAAAGAAATTTGTGCCATCGTTAGTGAATTTCCACGCATGGTCTGTTTCACTCCATTTCAATACTGTATTTGTTTCACTTCCACGATTAATTTCAATACCGGCATCAAGTGTTGGAACACCAGTTACATTTGAATTCAATGTAATGATATTGTCTTTAACAAGTAACTGTTCTGTGTTCGCATAAAATGTTGTTCCAGTAACACTTAAATTACCGGTTACGTTAACATTACCAGAGATTGTTCCACCTGATGAATTGAATTTGTTATTGGCAGTAGCATAAGCAGCTGCAGCAAATTGATTTACTTCAGTAATTGTGGTATTTTGGCCTAAATTAACACCTTGAATGACAGCAATCGCATCAGCATTGGTATTAGCTTTATTAAATGCACCAGCAGCCAGACCATTAGCACCATTAGCAGTATTAAAAGCACCTGCAGCAAATCCATTGACTGCTGTAATATTGGTGTTTTGAGTAGAATTGATGCCTGCAATTATAGAAACATTAGATTCTAATTGAGATTTAGTGATTAAATAATTTCCGCCAACCGTGGTACCATCATGTATCGTTAATGTTTTTTGATCGGTGTCAACGGTAACTTCAGCAATAACACCGGTAAACACCGCCGTTTGAGCTGTATTCCCTCGTCTTAGTTGTAATTGTGTGGCCATTGTTTATCCTAAAATCTAATTTATATGTTATTTATATTAACCCACGGTGCCGTAATCAAATGAAGATGTTGTTGCATCCAAGTCAAATCCTGCATCAAATATTGCCGTTACTGGATCCCCAACAAATCCTAAAGAACCTGAAGGAGCTTCAACACCTATTCTAGCTATTGCGTTTCTAATGAAAGCTACGGTTACCGAACTGTTGGTTGGTGTAAACAAAACATTTAATGTTGTTCCAACAATGGAACCAGTAAATGAACCTAAAGATGAAGAAGAATATGCATCACCAAAAGTATTTGCAAAAACTGTAATACCATTGTGAATTATATTTAAGTTCAACATATGAAATTCACTTGGACTGGAAAGTTGAACTTGATAGAAAGCACTTCTATATACAGAAGTTGAAAAAGAATCTATTGTAACTTGACTGGTATCTGTTAAATCTATTGTATTTGCAGATATATTTGTATTTGCAGTTAGATTTATAGCTTTAACACCAATGGTTCCTGTTGATGGATTAAATGTTAAATTATTATTTGATGTAAATAATGTGTTTGCAGTGCCTGATGTATTAGCAGTAAAGTTAATATAGTATACATTATTTGAAGTATTATCATTAGAAATTGTTACTGTTGTACCACCGCCGCCGCCAGTATTCGCTTGATCGTAAGCCGATTGTGCAAATTGGTTAACAGCCGTAATTTGTGTATTTTGCCAAGAATCAACGCCTTGCGTTATGATAGTATTGGCTGAAGCTGAATTGGCAGTATCTCTAGCAAACTGATCCGTTGAAGATACAATAAGAGTATTGGCATAATTGTAAGCATCTTGAGCTAATGTTAATGCTGAGTTTCCGGTGTTTCTCGCAAACTGGTCCACATCAGCATCTTGAGAATTAATTGTGATTGTTTTTGTTGATGTGCAAGCTGAAATGGTAATATTATTACCAGGAACAATTGACAAAGTATCTGTAGGAGATGTTGCAAGAATTAAAGAACTGTTTGCATTGATTGTTGCAAACGAATCAGTAGTTGAACCACTTTGAATGTAAGTGATAGAACTGTTAGCAGCTTTGTAATACAGTTTTCCATCGGCGTAGTTTAACGCCAACTCACCAAATTCTAGTGAAGAAGGTACATTACCTGTTACGCCTGATTTTTTTAACTGTAGTGTTGTATTTGCCATTTACTTAAAAACTTCCGCCATCCTTTGTTGTATCATCATTAATAGGTAAAACAGACGACTCTTTCAGTACTTCCAAAACTTTATTTTCTTCTTCTAATTTCTTACGCTTGGCAGGAGTTAATTGTAAAT